AAGCAAGATATCAAGCCAGTTTTTTCTGAAATGGTTGATAAAATTGTTTACACCTACCGATTTACAAGCCTTCCCAATATTGATTCCCTCCGAGAAGAGTGCAAAGTCTGGCTAGTCACAATCTTAGAAAAGTTTCAACCTGAAAAGGGCCACAAAGCTTTTTCTTACTTTTCTGTGATCACCAAAAACTGGTTTATTCACGAGACCAAGAAACACAAGAAAAGACTTAAAAAGCACATTGTTATTGAAGACATCTATGAAGTTAAAGATCAATTGATCGTTGAAAACAAATACCACGAAAAAAGAGAAAACTCTGAGTTTATGATGCTTTTAGGAAATGAAATCCAAGAATGGAAGAAAATGGATCTAAAAGAACAAGAAGAAAAACTTATCAAAGCCATTGAGATTATTTTCCGAGACATTGATTCAATCCCAATTTTTAATAAGAAAGCTATTTATCTATATCTTCGAGAAATCACTGGAATGAACACAAAGCAACTAACTTCCAGTTTAACGAAGATCAGAAAAAGATATAGAGAATTCAAGCAAAAGTGGGATAACGGAGAAATCTAAAATGGATTACGATCAAAAGCTAGAAGAGATCTTAGACAACGTTAAAACAGATAGAGCAGCAATCAACTCTGTTTTGGTTGATGCAATGGTTTATTTGAAAAAGAATGAAGAAAATCATACCCGTGCTGGAATGGTTGTTGCAAAGTATTTTGAAGCTCTTCAAAGGTCTAATGAGCAATTGATCAAAGTTCTTACCCTCCAAGAAAAAAAGCTTCGTCATGAAAGCGACGATCTTTCCTCTGAAGAGCTTTATGATATGTTGGAAAGCGAAAAGAACTAAAGGAAATTTAACATGTCTAAAAAGCCAGATTTTGGTAGAGAATTAGACGATCTTAATAACGATCCGGATCAGCCGTTTATTGAGATTGGTAAATACTTCAGAGACAAAAACAGAGGTGCTAAAGATCTTTTAATTAAGAATAATCGGCACACCGCTGTTGTTTTATCTTCCGATTTGAATTCAGAAGTAGATGATAAAAACAAGTTTTATCACGTCTATCTTTTGAGTGATGTACACGCCAATAAAGCTAATCCTTTAGATATTTTAGATACAGATATCAAAGGACTTTCCTCTTCTGATTTAACAAAACTATATCAAAAGACTATTTTAGCAAACTTCAATGATGACGAAAGTTATGTTTTTAACGCTTCTGACTCTGCCCTAGGGCAAGGAGATCTAGTTGAAATAGTTTATGACAATGTTGTTGATGGTGAGCTATCTGGAGGCCGGATTGTATCTATTTCAACGATCTTGACCCCACTAGCACAGGGAACGGTGGCATATGCACAAAAAGTGGATCTTAAGAAGGTTGCAAATGAAACTATCCGAAAAGCAAGAAAAAGATCAGATAACTTTAAAAACACAACAAAGTGCGAAAAAAAGGCGTTGATAAACTTTCCGGATGCTGATAGATATATTTTTAATTATTCCGGAAAGATTAGGCATTTTGATTACAATTGTTGCAAGGACGAGATCAACAAAGCAGCAAGAGATATGCAAAAAAGTATAAAAATTACTACAAATACCTCTCTTTGGTCTAAAACATCTTTTCAAAGTGAGATTGAGACAATCATCAATCAGGCATTTGGCAATCAATACTATCCATATCTCTTTGGGGGGGTTCGGGAATATACCAATCCTAGTGTATATCGCTGGAAAAAGAATAGAGATAAAATTCGGAAAGCATCAATAGGTGGAAAAGACTATTTCACAGCGTATCAAGACAAGTTAGATGATACTAGGCGCTTGTTCAAAGACGGCGCTTTTGATTGTTCGGGAGTTGTTGCTTATCTGGCTTTTGAGTTAGGGTTTATAGTTGGGTTGAGAAATAACCCCAAGCCTGTAACGCCATCCAATTACAATAAAAATTCTTGGAAATATGGCAGAGGATCACACGCACAAGCGCATTTGGCAAAAGATTTTGGACTAGAGATCACAATTGATCAGTTTGCTCACACTCCGGGAGCCTGTGCTTTTTATAAAAGAGGTAATGTGTATGGTCACGTCCTTATATCCCTAGGAAAAGGGTACAGCAAGAAAAGTGATGGAAGTTATGTCATTATGACAGCAGAGGCAATGAATTTTTCTTATCATACAAAAATAAGAGAAGCAACTTTTAAAGACGTGAAAGGTGATAGGAAGACAGCAAAACATAGGAAAGAAGAAGTGTTTTTTGGTATACCAATCACTTTTGCCTTGGCTCAAAGATTCTATTAAGATGTGCAAAAGAGTCAACAAACTTTGGTGTCCGGACGAAAAATTCTTTAAATTAAGGCAAATAGTATATGACTATCTCTATCGATAAAAAAAGTTTAGGCTTTAAAAACAAAAACACAGATCAAGATGTCTTAAGCCAAGAGCAGTTAAGCTCGATTAATAGCTTAAACCCTTCACTTCGCAAGGCAAAGCTGATCGGTGTTGGTGGGTCTCAAATGATGATCCCTCGACCAGAATACAACAAAAGAGACTCAGATTATGTAATTGAAACTCCCAACTCAAACGCTAGTATTGTGATCGGTCGTGATAGGCCATCGGGCTTGATGTCTGGGTATGGAGGGTTGGGGCAGCAAAAATGCTCAACAATTGATTTAGTTGCGGGCAGAGTTTCTGCTTTTTCTAGAACATCTTTTCGTGATGCAGATGAAAATTCAGAACAAAAAGCTTTTGCAGATCCAAACTTCAAATATGATGCTAGCAGGATTTATATATCAGAAAAGACAGATATTGATCTTAACTTTAAATTAGTGAATGCAAAATTCAATACAACTCCCAATATCAAAGGCAGAGCGGCAATTGGAATTAAATCTGATTTAGTCAGAATCATCGGAGACGAAGGTATCAAATTAGTTACCGGTGTTTACAATGAGGGAGACAAGACACCGGCAGGTATTCAACTTATCGCTCAAAATAGCGATGAAGGTGTTTTAGAGGTGCAGCCATTTGTTAAAGGCAAGAACTTTTTTCAAAGTTATTTTCAACTTTATCAGAACGTTTTGATTATCAATGGTCTTTTGCAAGAATTTATCAACTATCAGGTTTCTTTCAACAGGGTTGTAGAGAGCCACACTCATTATTCTGGAGCACCGGGCTCACCTACAACCCCTCCGGGCTTGGTTACTATTGAATCTTTTGCCGGAATTTCCTCTAGATTGAAAAAACAAATGGAAACAGTCGGAAGAAAGTTGGAACAGCAAACAGAAAACCTGATTAATTGGGAACAAATTTGGACGAATCCAAAAAGTGAAACATTTTTACTTTCTAGGTTTAATGGAACGAATTAATGGCAGATTTAAAAGGAAAAACAAAAAGCGAGAAAAAAGCACTTAACCAACTGGATAAGATGCAAAAAGAAGAGCAAGCTATTTTAAAAACAGCCCAACAGGTGTTCGACGAAAAGCAAAAGTTGCAAACGTATGTTGATCGTTATATCGATGCGTTTTACGATTTTTCTGTACGGTATGAGAACAACATTCAGCAGGTTGGTAACTTTTATATCGGAAGAGAGATTCAAAAGTTAAAGAAAGACTTCCAAGATGAAATTGTGTCCGCAACTGACTTTCAAAAGGTTAGTGCTTTTTATGGCGATTACATCAGGAAGTATAACATTGATAACTTGGCTAGAGATACGATCAGATGCTTGATCAAGAGACTTCCAGAGTCTGAAGTTAGAAAGCTTTTTGAACAAAAGCAAAAAGAAATAAATGATTTTATTAGAACATCACAGAGGGGTGTTGCGGAGGCAGTTGAAATTGCAGACAATGCTTTGGGTCTTGCAAGAGATGCAGCCAATTTTTCCAAAAAGTATGTTCAAAACTTTTCTAATTTGAAAGATAGTTTGAAGATTGTTCCAATTCAAACTATTAACGACGTTAAGTCATCGCAGATAAAAAGAGAATTTCTAAATTCAATTTTGCCTATTATTATTTCCACTGCAACCAGAATTGTTGACACAATTGTTAATAATATCTGTGACGAAGCAGAGGTCGGAACGTTTTCTTTTGACGACATTCCCGGCTTGGCCAATCAATTAAGAAGACAATATGGAGTAGATCCTGATACATTAGAAGACTTTGTATCTTTTCTGGCTGATTTGTCTTCATTTTTAACAAAAATAGAGATCTGTTCTCTATTCGAAGGCAATCCAAATGAAAATGTTGTTGATTCAGTTAGGTATTATGCTGAAGCGTTTTATCCAAATATATCACTCTACCTGAATACCAATGAAAAGATTGCCAATTTGTTTTTATTCTTGGGCAAACTTATTCCCGAAAGTGAGCAGTTCTGTTCAGATGTGGCAGTAGCAGCACTTGGGGACGAGCCTTGCTTAAACCCAGAAACATATGCCGGAAGGTTGCGTAGCTGTGTCTTGGAAAAGGATAAAGATAAGTTAGATGTTTTAAGAAAAGATTTTGTTAAAAATAGATTGGAAAGTTTAGAAAACGCAATCGAAACAGCATTCTTCCCTAGGGAGATGAGAATAAACCAGCTAAAGGTTCAAGAACTTTTAGACAAAGCAGAACAAAGAAGGAAAGAGCAATCTTTGTTATCCATCGTAGATGGTTATGAATCATACTACAAAGAGGGTTTGGATGGGTTTAAAGATTATTATAATTTTAACTTCAACTACAATGAAGATGCAGAGCCTTTTTTAAATTCAATATTTAGGCAGTTGACCGGCTCTAATAAAAGCGTTCAGGAAGATATCAATAAAATAAAAAATTCTTTAGTCAAATCCTATGAAGAGGGCATTTCCAAAATAAGCAAGCAAGTCAACCCTCAATTGGAAAAGAACATTCTTTTAAGTGAAGGCGAGATCCGTAGCCAATTATCTGATGGGCAATATGAATATAGTGTATTCAAGAATTATGGAAACTTTACAGAAAGTTCTAGAGCATTGACATATTATGTCGATGTGTTTGAAGCGATCGACAAAGGGACAGATCCGAAAAGATATTCTTACAATCCGGATTTGAAAGTTCCGTTTTATACAAAACTGTTTGCATACTCTTACACTCCGTTTGAAAAGAAGAGAAGAAACAGGAGCAGGTTTACTGAAATTAGCAACTTAATTGCAATCAATGATAAGAATGTCCGATACAGGCCAATCCCTTCTGGGTTTAAGAACGAAGTTATTCTAGAGCAGAAAAAAGACGACATCAAGGAAGGAAATTCATTTACAAATTACTTGTATAATTCCCTAGGTATTAACTATGGCAAGGTAGGGAGAGGTGATTCAAATTCTTTGATTGATGAAAAATACAAAAGAGAACTGCACACGACATATAATCAGTTGGCAAAGGTTTGTTACAGCAGTGTTTATTCTAGAAAAGTCCCTGTTGCTGCATCAAACAACTCCTTTGATTCCTCAAAGATTTCGTCATATGATGTTATTCCACCTTACTACCCGGCAGATGATAGAAGTTTTTGTGGAAAATTGTTTTCATCACGAGCCGGCTCTTTGAAGTACAAAGAATTGGTGAACTTCAAAGAAGAAGCTAGGATTGTTGCCGGAGTTGATATTTTTGATTACTACAAACCAGCAGCAAATGAAATCATTGATGAAGAGTTTGAAAGAGAAAGGTATTTAGACCTTCTGTTAAAGTTTAAACTTCAGGTGGCTAGCTTTGTTTTAAAGTCTATTCACGTCTTTTCCCAGTTTGATTTTGAAGAAGTTGATGTAGATGATATGATGAAAGACTTCATTTATATTCAAATGTTCAGAAATTTGATCTTCAAAGATGCTCTGGGATCGCAAGAAAGTTTTGATTATTTAAGACTGACACAATCTGAAAAGCAAGAATTTCTAAAAAAGATAAGATATTTTGATTTTGCACCAGAGTTTGCCGACAAGATTAAAAAAGAAATTGACGATATAAAACAAAAAATATCTGGTCAAGCTTTTACCGATCAAGAAAAGGCTAGAAAACAATTAGGGAAAGCTGTCTCACAAAACAGCTTTCTGTACAAGATAGCGGAAAAAGAAGGGTACTTCGACAACCCGGTTGGAGAATTTAAAATCTCTGATAAATCAAAAGTCTTTAGATATCAAAATCCAAATAAGACAGCAGTAGGTGCTACCGCTATTATATCGCCTAGATATAACGGAACAATAGCAGACGCAAATGCTAGCTTTTTGAAAAAATACAATGGCGTTATCAGAGATTTACCTAATAAGCCGGCAATAATAAGATTATTTGAGACAATTAATCAAAGTTTTGACGATGCTAGAAGCTCTTTATCTAATTTGAATTTAAAAGAAAAAGAACGGCAAAGCCTTTTTCAACAGGAGGGTTTTTTAAACGCTTTGGCTGAAAGGTTCAAGCAGCTTGATGTTTCCAACATTTCAATATCTGGAACAAATAATGGTGAAAAGTTGATTGTGAACGATGCATATGACATCACAAAAGTTCTTTTACACCATCACAATAAAGTTGAAAAATTAACGCAAGAAGCGGACTTCTGTATTGCAATAAGAAATCTTATAGCAGTGGAGATTTCTAGAATCTCCAAGAGACTTAAAGAGATTGTCTACCCGGAAGAGATCAAGGATCGCTCTGTGTTTTCAATTGATGAAAGGTTTCTAGAAGAAAAGTTGAACTTCATTAATTTAGATTACAACAATCAGTTTAACTATCGACTAATTCTGAAGCGAGGCTTGACAGAGTTTTTAAAAGACGCTGTTTCTTATCAGTTTCCTTATTTTGAAAATTTATCCACTTCTGAAAAATACGTTAAAGAGGAATTGAAAAGAAACATCGACAGTCAATTAGGAAGAAACTATTTTCTTGTCACAACGATCAGTTACAGTCAAAAGACAGCAGGAAAGTTTAAAGTTTCTGTCCGAAAGGCTTTCCCGTTTGAAGAAGCAACGTTTAACCAATCTGGTTTTAAAGATGTGGACGGATTCAGAGTCGTGGTGCCGTTTGATAAAAATAAAAAACCAGATAACCAACTATACAATGCACACGATTTAGAAGAAAATCTTTTAATTGAAGATGTTTTTGGAAAGAATTCTTATTTTAAACTTAAAAGAAAAACCTTTGATAAAGGTTTGAACAAAAATGTGTTAAAAGATGTGTTTTACACATTCTCTGAATATCCAAATAGCAGTGTAGGTGGTTTTTTTGAAAAGTGGAAAAACCTAGAAGGCACTGATGTTTCTTTCTTTGGGCCGTCATACAAACAATCTTTTGAATTAGGGGTTAGTAACCCTTCAATAAATTACAATTATCAGCCGCCTAGCGTCTTGAAGTCAAATAATTCCACAGAGGAAACTTTTTTTGCTAATAAGGCGGATAAATCTTTGGAATATGTTGCGAAATTAGATAATATTTCTAACTCTAGAAGGTTTATAATTGAAAAGAAGCCGATTTATCAAAAAGAGTATGATTCTGACATTCTCCAAAATGGGACTTTAAGAAAGAATTATGTGAAAAAATATGGAAAAGATCGTAAATTAAACATTGAAGATTACTTCCACTACTGTGTTAAAGAAGAATTTTTGAAAGATATAAAGAAAGACATATTCACGAATCAATATGGCTATGTGTTCAAAGAGGCGTTGCCAATTAGGAAGTATCTTTCACACATTGCCGTAAACTTAAACCTGCACACAGATCATATCAACAATGTTATAAAAGATTTGAACTCCGATGTGTTTAGTTTCAATTATGTCAACCCCTTGCAAAGAGCAAACAACATTATTGATTTAAAAGTGGGTCAAATTAATTCCCTAACAGACCGCGACATACAATATATTAAGTCGATCAACTGGGATCAGATTGGTGTAGAGGTCGGCAGTCAGTTGTTCGATTTTGCCCTTTTTGAGATTAAAAATAGGCTCCGAGCATTCCTGAACGATGTCGAAGTGAAAGAGCCATCCATCACTCTTGGTGCAATTCAAGCTCGTGCTGTTGGATTGGCAGTGAGAAAATCTCTTCAAGCAGCCAACCAAGTAGAGTCGGGTGTTAGGAATATTGGTTCTCTTTTCGGAGCAGATATACCAGATGGAGTACCAACTCAACAACAATTGATCTCTGGAAATAGAGCATTTAAATACCTGTTCAACCCGCCGGTTTCTCCTTTTGCGATTACAAACGCAGCTTTGGGACTACCTCCTTTGGATGTGGCTGATTTTGTTCGATATATTATATTTGAATCGATTTTGATTAGCCTAGATCTAACACAGGAGCAGGTAGAGAAACTTAAAAATCAACTGTTTGATGTCCCAGAGGGGCAGATTTCATTCTTGAAAGCACCAGAAGAAAATTTTGAAAAAGCGTGTAAAGATCTTTTAGAAGAGTATTTATTAAACAACCCGAAAGTTTCAGAAGGTGTTACCTCCGGAGGAGAGTTTATAACACCAGATGGAAAAAATTACATTGGAAGTTATCACACCCACAAAGATGGAACAGTAATGGTCGGGAAAGATCATAAAGAAGTAGAAGAGAATATTGTTTTAACAAGAGTTGTCAAAAGGAATGACATAGAAGATGCCTAAATATACTCCAAAATTACCTTTGTTGCCAGACAACACACAACCCGGATTTCAACATATCGACAACCTACAAGATTTGGTTAGGCAAAATTTAAAAATGGTTTTGTTGACAAATCCGGGAGAGCGAGTGATGCTGCCGGAGTTTGGAGCAGGGATTAATAGTTTGTTGTTTGAGAATTTTTCAGACAAAGAAATGCTTTTGGATTTAGAAGGAAGAATAATTCAACAAATCAACGAATATCTACCTTATATTGAGCTAAATACTGTAACTTTTGGATTATCAGAAGTAGACAGGAACAAGATTGGATTAAGGGTGGATTATTCAGTTCCAGATTTAGAGTTTGTTGATATCTTGTTTGTCGATCTGTCAGAAGAATAAGGAAATAAAAAATGGCTTTTAAAAATAAAAGACCGCCAATCGATTACACAGCTAGAGATTTTGCAACAATCAAAGAAGGTTTGATTGATCACGCAAAGAGATATTATCCGGAAACGTTTAAAGACTTTGATCAGGCTGGTTTTGGCTCTTTAATGTTGGATACTGTTGCTTATATTGGCGACGTTCTGTCTTTCTACACAGATTATCAAACTAATGAAACTTTCTTGGAGACGGCGTTGGAACAAGAAAGCATCCTCAAGATCGGTAAACAGATGGGGTATCGATACAAAGCGTCTGGAGTTTCAACTGGATTGGTAGAAGTGTATATTGAAATTCCTGCGAATTCAGATGGAACTCCAAATACAAACTACCTTCCCATTATGAAAAGGGGAAGTACATTTAACTCGATCGATGGCGGCACCTTCACTTTGACGGATGATATCAATTTCAACGATGACAACGTTGACATCCTTCTTTCAAAGGTCAATGAAAGCACCGGCGTTCCTACTTTTTATGTTTTAAGAAAGGCTGGAGAGGTTGTTTCCGGAACCGAACAAACTGAAGTTGTCTTGGTGGAAGAGTTTGAAGCTTTTCGAAAAGAGAAGATCGCTGACGATGTAGATGGTGAAATTATTGAAATATTGAGCGTGTTTGACACAGAAGGTAATGAATATTTTGAAGTGGACTCTCTTTCACAAGATATCGTATATAAAGCATTTGCAAACAAAGATTCCAACACAAATAGTCTAGTTCCAAACATTTTAAAACCATTGATAGTGCCTAGAAGGTTTACTGTTGAGGCAAATTCGATAGGTGAAGTTTACTTGCAGTTTGGAGGGGGCTCCGACTCTGATGTATTGAATGATGAGATTTCAGATCCTTCTTCTGTCGCTCTACAGCAAAGAGGGAAAAGTTATATCTCTTCAACTTATTTTGATCCTAATGTTCTGGCTTATAATGACAAGTTGGGCATTGGACCATCTAATACGACTTTAGAGATCACTTATTTGGTCAATAATGAAGAAGTTGCAAATGCTTCTGTTAACGCTGTGAATCAAGTTGCCAGTGCTATTTTGGAATTTAATGATGAAGAAACTTTGGATGCAACCATCGTGGCGGATATTAGAGCCGGAGTGGAGGTTGATAACGAAGTGGCAATTGTTGGAGACATTGAAGCGCCAACAATTGAAGAATTGAGACAAAGAGTTATTGGGGCCTATTCCATTCAAAACCGCGCAGTTACAAGAGAGGATTATATTTATTTGTCATATGCAATGCCATCTTCTCTCGGTGCTGTAAAAAGAGCAAACGCAGCAAGAGATCCAGACTCTCAAAAAAGAAATTTAAACTTATACGTTCTTTCAGAAGATACAAGCGGCAACTTCTCCTCGGCCTCTTCTGTCTTGAAGAACAATCTTCGCACTTGGCTGTCTAGGTATAAAATGATCAATGACACTGTTGATATCTTTGATGCAAAGATTGTAAATTTGGGGATTAATTTTTCTGTGCTAGCGGAAGAAGACGCAAACAAATACGATGTTTTACAGCTTTGTGTTGACAAACTCACAACAGATCTAACTCAAAGAAAGTTCGACATTGGAGAAAATTTCAACATTATTGAAATATACAAGAGCTTGAAAGAATTGGAAGAAGTAGTAGATGTTTTGGATGTTGAGATTGTTTCAAAATTTGGCTCCCCTTACACTGATTTATTCTTAAGCATTGATGAGGCCCTTACTTCTGATGGTAGGGTGGTAGTTTGCCCTGATAATGCTGTTTTTGAAATTAAATTCCCTGAATCTGATATTAAAGGAACTGTGAAGTAATGGCTATTAAAAGATATTTAGCAGATGCCGACAATACAATTACAAACGCTTTTGATTCTAGCTTGGTTTTAGCCAATAGAGGTACCGGCTCGAACATGGGTCGGTCTGATATTCTTGAAGTTTTTTCAATTTATGATCAAGTTTCAGGCTCTTCCTTTGGAGAAAGCCAAGAATTATCAAGAGTTTTGGTTAATTTTCCTATTACAACTGTGTCTTCGGATAGAACAGCAGGAAGAATCCCCGCAGCCGGCTCTGTCTCTTTTTATCTTCGTATGTTTAACGCAGAGCACTCCGAAACTCTCCCTAGAGATTATAAAATGACTGTTCAAGCGGTTTCTAGATCTTGGGAAGAGGGTGAAGGTCTGGATATGGACAACTACACAGACCAGACCTACAACAAACTGGAAGGTTCGAACTGGATTTCTGCTTCTTTGGGAACTGCTTGGACTTCTGTTGGTGGCGATTATCACGCTTCACCTTCTTATACTGCTTCTTTTGGCAGAGAAGGAACAGAAAACATAGAACTTGACATTACAAGTTTAGTAGAACAGTGGCTAGATGGGACAAAAACAAATTACGGAGTTGGGGTAAGGTTAAGCTCTTCTTATGAAGCTTATTATTCCTCCTCAACTGGGCAAAACTCAAGCTCTTTTATACATAATACGGATGGCGCTCAAAGATCTTACTACACAAAAAAGTTTTTTGCAAGAGAATCTGAGTTCTTTTACAGAAGACCAATCCTTGAAGCAAGATGGGATTCCAGAATTGAAGATGATCGCAATTATTTCTTTTATTCGTCTTCGTTGGCACCTGCTGCTGACAACCTTAATACGATTTACCTCTACAACTACGTTAGAGGTCGCTTGGCAAACATCCCATCGGTAGGCCAAGGAGCCATCCTGCTCAGTCTCTATTCAGGCTCTTCTAACGACACTGCTCCATCTGGTTCAAAATTATTGCTTCCAGCGGGCGGAGGAGTGGTTTCTACGAACGATCTCAATGTAACTGGGGGCTGGGTATCAACTGGGATTTATAGTGCCTCATTCGCCGTTACAGCAGCCTCTACGCCTGTTGCTACTTTGTATGATGTTTGGCATTCTGGAGGGGTGGAGTTCAAAACAGGGTCAATTTCCCCTCAAACCTTTGATGCGCTCGGTTACAACGACAATAGAAAATATGTTATCAATGTAACCAATCTTAAAAAGTCATACGATACACAAGAAGTTGGAAAATTTAGACTTTTTGTTCGTGAAAAAAACTGGAACCCAAATATTTATACTAGAGCGGTTGCCACCCAATCAACTTTACCGATTGTTAGTGCCTCTTACAAAGTGATAAGAGTAGCAGACAACTATGAAGTTATTGGTCATGGCACCGGCTCCACTACAAATCACACTCTTATGTCCTATGATTCAGAAGGCAACTACTTTGACTTAGATATGTCAATGTTGGAACCCGGATATATGTACGGTTTAAAATTTGCCTTTTATAATGACGCTGTTGGTGATTACCAAGAGCAAAAAGGCATCTTCAAATTTAGAGTAGAAGAAGACAATAATGAGTAAAAAAGACCTTTTCAAAAAACAAAATCCAAATAAGTTCATTTCGTCTGCCAATTATGACAAATTGAAAGAAGAAGTGGAATCCAAAGACTTCATCAAAGAAAAGATTAAAACTCAAAAATCTTTCACACCAAGAACGGACTTTTCAAAGCCAGAAAACTTTGCTAGGTATGGCTTGGCAGAAGAATATTATCGCACCTCTGTTGAATATATCTACAATTCTTACCCTTACGATGGTTCTCTGTACGAAAGAGAAGATTGGTACAACAGGGGAACTTATTTAGATCAATACATTTTTGAAAATCTTTATCCTAGAACAAACGGATACGTTGTTTTGGGTGATGGCTGGGGCACACAAGATGCTACTGTGGGTGATTATTCTTTATCAACACAGTCGGAATACATTGGATTTACTGGTGGTCCGCATTTGGGCTTTGACCCTGACGGCGATCGAGCAAAGTCCAAAGCAAACTTGTTTAAAGCGTCGAAAAACAGGGAAAACAACCTTAAATTAGACCTTGAAGACGGCGTAACTGTTGAATTTTGGTTGAAAAAAGGTGCTTTTGATAACACTTTGACCAAAAAAGAAGTGCTTTTTGACCTTTGGAACAACAATCTGTCTTCTTCTGCGGACTATGGAAGGCTTACAATCGAGCTTTCAGCCTCCGCAGTATCTTCTGATCACGTCTTTTTGGCCACTTGCCAGTCTGGAACAGTCGGATATTTCCAAGAAGAGATTGGAAATTTAACAACAGCAGCTATTGCAGACGACAATTGGCACCATTACGCTGTTTCTTTTGCTTCTGCGTCTACTGGTGTCAATACAAAGTTTTATAGGGACGGCCAGTACGTCGAAGAGAAGGTTTTAGGAACAGCATTTAGCGATGCAACAGCCGCAAAGATGTCTGCTAACATTGGTGCGCTTGTCAATGCGCCTTCTGGAAATATTTATCACGGCGAAGAGATGCTTGGTTATGGTAAAGTTCTTTCTTCTTCGTTTGACGAATTTCGATATTGGAAAACAGAAAGAAATGCAAAGCAGATTTTCCAAAACTACAACAATCAAGTTGGCGGTGGGACAAACACCGATGACGCAAACACGCTCCTAGGGGTCTATTTTAAGTTCAACGAGGGTGTGACAGGTACAGACACGGATGCGACTGTTTTGGACTATTCTGGGCGTGTTTCCAACGGTTCTTGGACGGGATATGAAGCAGGCGATCGCAACGTTGGCTCTGCAATCGTTTCAGCAAGTGCATCTTCGTATGAATACAAAGATCCAATCATCTATTCTTTCCATCCTGATGTTTCGACTTTGAAGTCAAACTTGGAAAATAGTGGTTCGGTTCACGACAATCTAAACACATCAGCCCTTTTCTTCTCGCTTCCTTCTTGGATTGTTGAAGAAGATGAGTCTTATGGTGGAGAAAACCTTCGTCATCTAACTCAAATAATGGGAAGCTATCTGGACACTCTTTATCTTCAAATTGAAGAGTTGAAAGACATTAAATCTGTTGAATATACTTCCGGATCTGTCAAGCCCCTTCCATTTGGAGATAGGCTTCTTTCCGACAAAGGTATGTTGGTTCCTGAATTGTTCGTTGATATGGACATTGTTGAGCAACTTTACAACAGAAATGAAAAAACAGATTATCAGACTGATCTAACAAAGATCAAGAACAAAATCTATGAAAACCTTTACAACAACTTAACTCATATCTACAAGTCCAAAGGGACTTATGATTCTTTTAGGAATACGCTGAACAGTCTTGGAATCTCACAAAAGATCGTGGATATCAATCTCTACTCAAACAACGCACAGTACGAGATTTTAGATAATACAAAGTTGATTATGGATAACAAAAAGAAAATCAACTTTAAAGATCCAGACAACAACTCGGCAACCATTCACCAGTTTAGCTCATCGGCAGAGCCAAGCAAATCGTTTATTTCAGGCTCTGGGACTGGCAAGTATTACTACACCCCGATTACAATTGATTCTTGTTTGACACTACCTTCTGATAAGATTGGAGCAAACTTTTATTATCAAACAATAACAAACTCTTATTTGACTTGTTCTTTGTTTGGTTTTCACGATGTTGATGAAGCACAGGCCGAGACAGACTTAACTTGGCTGGCAACTGATCAAAATCAACTTCAAGCACACGCTATTAGACCAACCTTGAAGACACCAGATGGATATTTCTTGTTGACTGGTTCGGTTGGTGGTGCAAATATTGAATTAACCAGCAGCACTGTGAAAGATCTTTTCACAAACACAGACTGGAACGTGTCGGTTCGCTTTAAACACGTTAATTACCCTCTGACACAAAGGGTATCCGGTGCTTTTGATGTTGACGCAGATGCTTATCTCTTGGAGTTTTCTGGCTATAACGCTTCAACAAACTACATTGAAAACGAATTTAAAGTAACAGCATCGGTAAGCGAGACACAAGGTCTTCTTTTCACCGAAGCATCAAAAAGACTTTATGCTGGAGCGCACAGAGAGAATTTTACTGGCTCTGTTTATCAAAATGGATACTCTTTTGCGAAGATTTCAAACATCAATTTCTGGTATAACTACCTTTCTGATAATGATTTGAAATCTCACTTGAGAGACCTTCACAATTACGGGATAACGAACAGCGAAAGAGACGCTTATCTCCTAGATTCAAACTACTCAACGAAAGTCAAAAACATTGATACTTTGATGTTGCGATGGGATTTTGAGACCGTAACAGGTTCGGACTCTTCCGGGAACTTCACTGTAAATGACCTAGGAAATTTTCAAGGAGATACAGAAAATCAGTATTATCACAGTGGAAAAGGCTTCGGCTTTGAAGCATCTTCTACAGATGTTGTTAAAAAAGAAAAGGTTGCAACTTACAAATTAGCACCTTATGATACGGTATCTTCCAATGAGATGATTTCAATCTTGTCGCAAGACGATGACGTGTTTTCATTGGATAAAAGACCCATTAATTATTACTTTGCAGCCGAAAAAAGCTTTTACAAAGCAGTTGATGATCGTATTTTAGAATACTTCTCGACTTTGAAAGACTTCAACAATTTGGTTGGTGAGTCTGCGAACAGATATAGGCCAGAATATAAACAATTAAAGAAATATAGACAATATTTCTTCAACAAAGTCCAGAACGAACTTGACTTTGAAAGATTTTTAGACTACTACAAGTGGGTCGATACCAGCATTGCAATGGTGATTGAACAGTTGATCCCTGCGACCGCCGAGTTTTCAAACACAGTTTGGAACGTTATTGAAAGTCACGTTTTGGAAAGAAACAAGTTTCAACACAAACTGCCTGTAATCAAGCCACAGACTGTTTATGAGACGACAATACAAGCTGCGCCAAACTCTTATCCTTTTTCAACAAAAGGCAACAAGGCATTGAACTTGCAAAATGCCAATCCGCTAACTGCTAGTTCATTTTTGTCTGCATCTATGGGGGTTCAATCAACGTTTTTCCTTTCGGGAACGGTGAAGAACATTGCGAGCATAGACACCAACAATGTAAACAGAAAACTTTATATCTCTGGCTCGGATCAATTGAATACAATCGGTGTTCCTAGGGTTTTACTGAAAGACCAAAAAGGAAGCATTGCTTCTGATGGTTTCCATTCGGTAATGATCACAGAAATCAAAGGAAACGACGATTACTTCCTAGATCCTTTTGCTTCGGTTGTTACAACAACGGACTCCATTCAAATTTCCGGAGTTGTTGATTATACTTTGCCAACAAGACTATCGCAACCCCAGTTTATAAGAACTAGATTTGCTGCTCCCGGCGGTTATGAAGTAACTTCATTGGGTTATTTGGATTTTGAAACAAGTCAATACTCTGTTTATAACAATATGAATTATAGAAACGCTATTGTTCGCAAAGCTTTGGATGAGATTTACAGTGCGCCAGATGATGATCCAACAATCTTGGCAAACCCTGAAGATGGTTCTTACTTTTTGGGTGTCTATCGTAACCCAAGAAAAGAATACGTCACATCAGCAGCCGGATTTGTAACACAATCTTTCTTTGACAACGGATTTGTTCAATACCCCATCCCAGCATCTGATTTACAGTATGATTGGATTGAAAAAAGCTACTCTTCTTCAAACTTGGAGTTTCTTTTGAACCAGACTGGCTCGGAAGAGATTACATTCAAGCCAGAGACTTTCTTTTCTTGGGCTGCAAGTCCCGGCTCGGCAACAAACATCTATGGAGCAGAAGTTAATTCTAGCACAAACACATCAACAGTCGTCCTAGAAACGCCCTCTGCCAGCAATAATTATTTTAGTTCTATTGGAAAGTTTGGTTACAACACTTGGCTTCAAACCAGAAATGGTGATAGTTTAGTTGTACGAACACACAAGAAAAATAATACATTATCTGTTGATGATAGGCTTCCGATTTTGCAGTTGGAAAACTCCAATGGTCAGAGAGTTGTTGAAAAAGGTTTGGTTGCCAATTCGTTCACAAACTATACCGAACCCCTAGTGATCAAGAAATACAAACCAGTTCGTCACGTTTTTGTTTTGAACACTGAAGCAGAAGAATTTATTGAAGTTCAAAGCTCATATGCCGGAAAATTGGCTTCCTTTTCTAACCGCGAATTGAATGCGAAGTTTAACTTGGACAATGTGAAAGTCGATACCGGATATGAAAAAGTAAAACAACTTTATCTCAATAACGCAAAGATTGACGGAAACCCAATCAAAGGATGGGCTTCTGTTGAATATTCAGAAAGAGTTTGGCCAAAAGAAAAGTTTGAAGGCGTGAACTCTCACAGAGATAAGCCAAATTATGATTCAACTAGTGAGCAATTACTGGACATTTTAGGAACCGCGAACACAATTTGGCAGAAAGAGGGCGTTCAAGAAGTAAGAAAACGTGGTGGTCGCTTGGATGCTGAGGTGCGAAAAACACCGGTTTACACTGATGCTAAAAATTCAATGGGTCATAAATCGATTTATTCTGAAAATGTGTTTCCATTGTCAGATTATGCAATTACACCGGAAGAGGATCGCTACTTTGATGGTGAAGAGTTCTATATAGCATCCGCAAAAGCCGGAACTTCAGGTTTGGGCGGGTTGCCGGCTACATTCACTGTTGGTGACAAAGTAACTTTTACCATTAATGAAACAGCATACGAATTAACAGCGTCAGCAACAGACAATGATGGTTATAATAGTTGGTTTAGACATACAGAATACGGCCAAAGTTTACAATATTTAGCAAATACGATCAACCAACACCCGATCGTTTCGCAACACGTTCTTGCTGGGTATTTGGTTATTAGCTCTTCTTCGCCGGCAGACTCTCATAAGTTGGGTCTTTACTTAACCACCCCCAACGGAGGCGGTAACATCTCTGTCGAGGTTAGCTCCAGCGAGGATGGTGCTTGGATAGAGGCGCTTGGCCCTAATGTTCGCACTGTTTATTCAAAAGAAGATGGAGAATTAAACTCTTCTTTTTATGCTTTCTATACTCCTGTGAAATATAAAGAAAATTATTTTTATCAAACAAAAGAAATTGGACACGCTGCGCCTTTGAACAACCGTGGCTTTAAAAACGAAGGTATTTTTGGCTCTGGGCGAGCAATGAAAAATGCACAATACCTTATAAACTTTGGAGCAGATGAGTTAGCGGTCGCCGGTATTACAATTACAGCGTCTGTTTCCTCTTCTTTGTTTGTCGATGGTATTTATAACCACTACTTGCCAACTGCATCCTTGTCTTATGTTAACAAGGTTAAATCACCGGTTGGAACAGGCTCGGTATATCAGTTAAGGGAAATTACTCCCTACCACGGGCACACATACAGAGTGCCTGCTTTGAGTGAGAGAGAGCCTTTCTTTGCTTCTTTTGCAGAGTACAATGAGAGTGTTAAGTTTCTCACGGATGACTACGCTATTGTACCAGAATTCAACATTTCAGAGCATATGCCTTACTATGTTGATCAGAAAGGTGCAAACTTTAGAGCAACAAACAAAAAGTTTTTGGATTTAAAAGGTGCAATCAACACCACTTCAAGTGCTGAAACTGAAACTTCCAATTACAACGCAGATTTTTATAAAGATTATGTTAATACTGAATTTTTGCAAGGCTTTAAAGTGGTCAAAGAAGACCACGATAAGATAGGAAAAACAGGCGAAGTAACTCTCACCTGTAAGGGTGTGAAAAAGTTCCTTCCAAAGCAGGGTTTTTATCCGATGAACCGTTCAGTTCAGCTTGGAACACTGTTTTCCCAATCAGTTGGGCCAAACTTGACCGCATACACTAGTACAGAGCATGGCGCGATCGAGGCAAACCAAAACTCTGCAAAAGGGATATTCAAGACCAGCACCACAGATGGAACCCTTTACGGGGAGTCATTGTATAATGGAGAACAAATTAATGCCAATATGAGGCCGGCGATGCTTCAAGCGGCACTACAACCTCTCTTCGCCCCCGGCATTTTCTTTAACACTATCAAGTCCGGTATCGCTGTTGACTTTCTCTTGGAAAGCCAGCAAGGGTGGGCAACAGATTCATACACTAGCCTTATAAAAGGAAACTTTGACCATTTTCCATCTTCTTCAAACGTGATTACTGGAATGGGTGATCCAATCCGAGTTCCATTTGAAGCATTGACAGATTTGAACAAGTTTCCAACTAATTTGGACATTCCTTATCTGTGCCCTAGTTTCGTCACTGGCACACTAGAGACTGGAGGTCAATCTAGACCTTTTGTGACTTTTAAATGGGATGGGACAAAGGCTTCTAATCTTTATGAAAAGGCAATGAACAATTACTTGGCAGAGTCTGCCAACTTCTTTTTGAGAGAAAAAAGCTTTACTTCTTTTGTGTCCGATGTCGAAGAGAACTTTAAATTGTTTGAGACCGGTAAAACTTATTATATGGATATCGCTTTACAGCAAACTTCCAACCATGTTATGTTTGACGAGGTTTGGGTTGAAAACGAAGGAACAGGCTCCAACCTTTTACAAACAATTTTTACAGATCCGGGAAGAAAAGGAAGAACATTCGGTCCTCCTCTTGGTGTTGATCGCGCCGATGGTGAGTGGTATGCAGGTGGTAATGCTGGGTTGAATATTTCTGCTTCCTACATAGCTTCTGATCCATCTTATGCGCCTTATACTCCGCCTTATTTTTATGGGAAGAGTGTGGCTAGGGTTGCATTTACACCGACAGAGACTAGAAGATATACACTAGAAGAAGTTCAAAGAAGTTCTAGTATTACCTACTTTAACGAAGGGTTGGACGGAGATCCAATTCAGGGAACGGCAACTTACAATGGTGCGGCTATTGATTATCAAATGCTTCTCTCTTCGAGTGTCAATTTACTGGGTAAAATAACACAGCCAGATATCAAGGTTATGACAAGAGATTTACAGTCAGTTGTTCGGCAAAAAGAACTTTCTTCAACGTCCGATCTATCAATTGAGACGACAAATGTCTTAACGGACAACCTTTTAAATATTAACAACGTATTTCAACCACAAGCCGATGTATCAATTGAGCTTGGCGAACCTTTGAATACGAACAAGGCATCTTGGAGAATTTCTACTAAATATGAATGCCCCGTTTTGAACTTCTACGAACAAGAAGCGGTTGCTTTCCATTCTCGTGGGATGTGGAGTGGCTTGGGTGAATTGCCAACCAATGAAAAAGAAGGCATTTTCCTTTCGGTCTTGCCAAGTTTTTCCGGTTCTTATTTTACAGTGAATAATACCGGCTCTTTGGCGGATCAATTGGGTTTTAAACCAGAAAAGAAAAGAATTGGAGCAATCGCAGAAAAAACTGTTATTAAAGAAGCAATTGTTGCCATTCCTTTCTTGGAGAGGGAGAATATTTCACAAGAAGAAGCGGATTTGACTGTTATTGAAAAACAAAACTTCTTCTCTGTTGACCGTGAGATCTTGGAGCAGCAGATAAAAGACAATAAAGACACTACGTTGACAAGAATGTACAGAAGAATGCAAAACTATGTTATCCCGCCTAACTATAACTTTGTTAAGTATAGGGATATCAATCCTTTTGTTATGTATCTTTTTGAATTCGATGTAGAGTTTGATCAGCAAGACCTAGCCTATATGTGGCAAGGTGTTATGCCAGACGCGTCCTTGACCGGAAATGAAGAGTTTGACGAAGTTACAATCAAGCATATGACTGGAAAAGATGAATTCTTCCACGGAAAAGAGATTCCATCAGATGTTCGTTGGTTGATTTTTAAAGTCAAACAAAAAGCAAGAAAAGATTATTTAGATGTAGTTAATTTGAGAGAGACGGCAATTGATGACTATGGTTATAACTGGCCATACGACTACTGCTCTATTGTTGAGATGGCAAAGGTGGAGGCAACTCTTAAAATTGTGCCAAAAGACACAGCAGAAGAAGCGGGTATCAAGCTTGGAAAGATTTTGGAAGGTGAAGAATAATGGAATTTTTTGATAAAAAAGAAGAAGTTATGGAAATTCAATTAACTTCCTATGGTCGCCAATTGCTTTCTAAGGGAATGATGAAGCCGGCTTATTATGCTTTTTTTGATGATGGGGTTATGTATGATGGCGCAAAAGGTGGCTTAACAGAAGTTCAAAACGATGTTCAATACCGTGTTAAAAACGAAACAATCTTTATGAAAGATGTTGATGACTATGAACAAGCTGATCGCTTCGCAAAAAATCCCATTCTTATTCCAGATGAGTTTGAAAAGAATGTTTTGCCGCTTATGGATTTTAACTCAACGTTTGAAAACCAACTTGGAGCTTCTAGGAATACAAATAACAACGCCCCTGCTTGGGCTATTTCTTGTTTCTCAGCAGAGATCACAGGTTCTAATAACTTTTTAACAGCATCGGCGGAGAGCAGAGATATTCCAATCCCGCAAATTAATATCGATCAAGAAAGTATTCAATACGAAGTGCGACCAAGCTCTGAGAACGTTGATCAATTCAATGATCTGGAGCCTTGTGAAAGGGAAGAAAGTGCTTTTTTCAATTCAGAAGTTGTTTTTGGAGATGGAACAACTTTGGAAATCAAAGAAGGCAAGATCTTATTGAAGGTAGAGGAGAAAAACACACTTTCTTTGAAAGATAACTTTGAAATTGAAGTGTTTGAGGTTGTTGATTTAAAAGAAACTCCTGTATCTGCGACAAATACTGAATTTTTAGTACCATTGAAGTTTTTGAAAGAAGAAAAGCAAATTCAAAATAATCTTCTGGTCGAACCTGATACGGAAATTCTAGATTCATTGGACAAAGTTAACAATGGATTTGTATCTTATTATTTAGATATATCATACGATGCGGACGTTGATCAGGTTTTAGTTTGTAGAAACGAAGAAAAAGACGACACAACTCTTTTCTTTAAAAATCCAATCAATTGTGACGAAGTGTTGACAGAGCAGAGAGCCGCTTCTGTTTATGATAACAATTTAAGCGAAGGTGGGATTGATTTGTTTATTTCAACGTTGGACGAGGAGTGTGAATAATGTCAGATTTTGGCTATGATGATTTCATAGGGGGGTTAGCTGATCCGGGAATGGGAAACCAAGCCGGCAATCAATTAGTGACCGAGCCGGGGCTTGGAGAAAGTCCACTCCCAGATCCGGGCGACATTCTGAGCCAAGCGGCAGGGGCACCAACAGATTTGCAGTCTGCCTTGTCTGTAACCTCGCAGCAGCCCGAAGACGGAACTGGAGTGCAAACTGTCTCTGTTGCGCCCACTGTAGACCCAACAGCCTTATCCAATGCTCTGAATTCTTTAAGTGGTGGCGGAGACATACACCCTTTTTTGAAGACTATTCACGCTTCTTTCCCTATGCCAGAGATTATTGATCTTAAGTTGAATGATCGTGGCCCTCTTTTGAACAAAACTTTGTCAATCAAAGTTAAAGTTTCCGGAGATTTCTTGTCAGATGAGTGGTTTTGGGAAGATTTTCTAGAATATTTTAAATTCAAGGCTTATTTGGTGCCGAATACGGACAAAGGAGAGAATGAAAGCATTAAAATTACTTCTCTTTTTGATGATTATGCCAAATATACAAATCAAATTGACTTTAAAAGAGAGAAAAAATCACTTTTAAGCATAACTGATCTTGAAAACAAAAGCAATAAATTAGAAAATAAGTATTTCTTTGAAGCGCAGATTGAAATACCAGAGAAGTTTTTAACAGGCCAATACGAGCATTATGTCGTAGTCCGTACCTTTTTCAGTCAACCTGATTTTTCTAGAGATTTTTTAAGCAATACGAAAAATCAAGTATTAGATATGCTTAACAGCGAAAACAATGGACTATGGGACGCAATAAAGGTTGAGAAAACATCTAATTCCGAAGTTGTTTCTTATAAAAGAATTAGAGCTTACTATTTTGATGAGGGCTCCCAAGAGTTTTGGAATGGTGCGTTCTCTTTTTTCTTTCAAAATCAGAAATATTACGCAACAGATAGTATTGATGATGATGTTAAAAATAATTTCAGATCTAGACAGCTTTTCTTTATGGATGTTTTGTTTTCAAAGCAAGACCTCTCTGATGAACTGTTGAAGCCAGTTGTCAGTAATTTAAAAACAGTAGATAAAAAGTTGGATATTGGCTTGAATAAGAAGATACAAACAATTCAAATTCCAACTCCAAACTCTGATGTTTATTTATCGAAAGAGAAGGGCGGAGATGTCAAGGTTTTGTTTTCTTTGGATTTGTTTGAACTGATCAGACAGCATTCAGAACTTCCAGAAAGCCTTTTAGATTTTGTTCAAAAAGGGTTAGCAGGGGATACAGTAAAAACATTTGAAATATACGACAGAGGAGCCGCGACAGTGGCCTCTGGTCGCCATCAATACTCATTGGAAGTCAAAATTTCAGAAACATTCAAGCAGAATGTGGAAACTTTGATCAAAAGACTGACAGACTCTCAAAGGTTGTTGAATAACGCATTCGAAGAGGCCAAAAAAGAAGAAAATTACGATAAAGTAACAAGAGAGTTTTCTAGAAGTTTCGCTGAAACTGGCGGAAATGGTATGCAAAAGGACATTGATCAAGTCGCAAATGAAGTTTACGATGCTTTAACTACCAACTTTTTAGCTGATTTTGCGATTGGTTCTCTTACTTTGAAGAGAAAAAGAGTAAAAGAAGAGATCTTCAAAAAAGAAGAAGACCAATTCGCAGGTGAAGATGTTGTTTTAAGTTATACCACGCCCATAACTCTTTTTACAGATGTTATTTCAGCCGGTGAAATACAAATGTTTTCTTTTGAAGAAGTTACTTATAGTCCAAGTCTTTCCTACACTAGGGAAGAGTTTATGCAAAGCTACAATCTGAATAACACAGATGTTGAGCAGTTTAAAAATCTTCAAAAGAATATTGAAGATTTTGTTGTTTCTTTGCAGCAGTTGACAAACGCAAAAGATTTAGAAACTAAAAATGTGAAAAACCAATCAAACCAAAACAAAACTAGACAAGTTAGGTTAGAACCAATTAGATTTGTATTTAAAAACATTTTTGCCCCTGCTAGCTACAATGAGGCGTTTGAATATAACGAGGAAGTTCTTTTCTCCGGCGAGCAAGAAACAATAGAGAAAGAAGAAGTGTTAACTTTCCCTCAAGGTGTTATTTACAATTTTATTCCATCGGCAACCACCGGTGAACAGCCGGATAAAAAACTAAAACAGTTAGAAAGACTAGATGAAGGTGATAAAAAGTTTATTTTCTCTGATAATTTAGGAATGTCTTTTGAGAATGCTGCCTTTAACGATGCGCTTTCCAAGGTTGACGCAGAA